AAGTATACCCTATTTGTCCCCTGGCTTTATAGGCTATACATAGTCTGGATGATCTAATGGAGTAGGTGCTGTTATTAAACATTTACAGTCTACACACTCTGCATCATCTAATAGATACATCTCTACCTCATATGTATCTGGATCAAATTGAACTGTTAGCCTTAATAGGCTTGACCCACAACAAGGACAAACAGGTGTTGGAATACCTCTGAGATTTACCATATATCTAGAATATCACAAGAGTTATCCACATGTCAATAAGGTGGTTTGGCATAGTTATCCACAGGTTTATCCACAATTAAATGTTACTGATATTTTTTATATTTAACCTGGAGTGGAGTAAAGTGGAGTGAAATGGAGTATGGAGCGCTTTTAAATGAGGCGTCGTAATCTCTTGGGGGCCCCAAACCTCCTATCACAAACCTTTCCATTTGTCAAACCTCATATTCCGATAGCGGATTATACCCCAAACCTTTCCATTTGTCAAACCTTTTCTCCCTAAAACCCCTATAAAAAATGCAGCAAAATGTCCAATAAAACTAAGAAAAACCAGGAAAAAATATAAAAAGGTTTGATATTTATTTAAAAAACCAGGAAAAAGGTTTGAAGGTTTTGTATGTACTTATACTAGGGGGAATTGTGTCATCTTCGTAATCCCCGCCTAAGAATGTCTGATAGTCCTGGCTCTCACGCAGGGGCGGGGATGTGAAAGAGAGATCGTAATACTATTATAGGTAATAGACAAACCATATATTCTGGTTTGAAGGTTTGACAAGAAAGGTTTTATATGCTAGGCATGGGGAAAAATTTTTAGAGGTTCGTAATGTTTTTTTAGGAAATGAGGTTTGAAGGTTTGTCCATGGATCTGGGAAAAAAATGGCTCTATCGTAATAAAGTTTTAGGGTTTTGAGGTTTGTACCTTATGTCCGAATTGTCCGAAACTCCGGCCCCGAAGGGTTGAGATTATTCAGCCGCAGCCAAAACCTCATCAAGACTTTCAAAACCTTGATCATCAAGATTTAGAGAAGCCAAGAATATTTGCCAAGTTTCAGTAATGTACTTTTCTCCGTCACCAGTTACATTACATAGGTTTTCTTTTTCTAGGTAAGCCAGTGGCAAACCTAAGTCATTGAATGATATAAACTCAACGAACCCTGGGTCTTCTTTATAGTCAGAGTATAGTTCTGCTAGGATAATACATATGTTAGAAAAGTCGGTCACTGTTATATTCTACTCTCTTTTGTTCTACTATGTCAAGTTGGAATTGTGCTGATTCTAGTACTTCAAGTGCCCTGCGAAAAACAAGATAGGGTAAAGCCCTAGACATATACACCCCAACCTTTTCTAGGTCAAGATGAAAGTCTGATAGCAAGACGCCAATCTTTTCTGCTACCTTTTCCTCTTTAGTCTTTTCAACCTTACGGCTAATTCTATACATCTTTCACCTCTCCTATAGTATATCAAAAAATAGGGGAGAGGGCAAGCCCACCACAGCACTGCCCCCTCACCCCTAGACTGGGATGACCCTACCCCTAGTCTTGCTCAGCGGAAACCATATCTAGATGATAACTAATAAACTTATCAATTGGCTTGGTTAGGTCCCCAATAGTAACAGTATTATTAATCAGGTCAACTTCCTTGTACTCATACTGCTCCTCGTGCTTGACCTCACCTACATAGAGCCCATAGCCTGTTTCGCTATCGTGGTCTTCCTGCAGGGCATTAATGATAATGCGTGTAGCATATGATGTGTCCCCCATACGAATGCGTGGCATTGCCTTATTGAGCGCCTGTGCTAGGTCTATGACGCCGCTATCCCCACCCCAATGTGAGTATAGATTAATATTTTGATTTGGGTCCTCGGTGGTTATGATTGTGAAATTGGTACGTGCTCCCATTATTCTTGCTCCTTTGTTAGGTCGTTTACTTCAATTATATCAAACAGTGTCGGTTGTGTCCACATCGGATTCCCCCTGTAGATCTACAATCAACTTAGAAATAATGTTATGCGCTGCAATGTTTTCTGTTTCAGATCCTCCCCATAGCAATTGCTGGGCCTCATTCAACTTAAGATTAATAGTATCCTTATTCATTAAGTTCCCCCTCAAAGTCGATAACTACCTTGGACACTCGCCCGTCCTCATTGAGTTGTACATATACAGGATAAAGACCATCACCGTAGCCAGTAGAGAATACTACTGCACTATGCATTCCAACGGTGCCATAGTTAGACTCTAGCGTTGTAGCGCTTGCTCCCTGATAGGAATACTGTCCTGCCTTGCCCTCTAGGTCCCATTCATCGTCTGCGTTAGTCTGCCAAGTATCTAGATAGCAGGGGTCGCCCACCATTGCCTGACCTGAGTCAACTCCGAAATGTCCCGCTAAAATTAAATCTGTTAGTGTTGCTTGCATATATTTCTCCTTTGGTGTTATAGGTGTCCTGTGACAAACCATATTGTTATTGTTATTGCAAACCAAGTCATCAAAAATTGTAATAACTTAATCTGATTCCCTTTCTGCTTCTGCCTTTTGTTCTACTGTAGCACATTCTGGGCAAAAACCCAAATCATAGTATTTATCATTAATTAGTTGGCCTTCGTCCTCTAACTCAGCCCCGCAGCCTTCGCAGTAGAACCAATAAGAACTAACCTTAACTTGAATCGTAGTGTCGGGGGGACAAGGAAGTTCAGTAATAAAGTAACCAATCCTATTAACAAAGGACCAGCCATTCCATACATAGGAGCCACCGTTATCTCCATCTCCATAGGTCCAGACGTGACTACCTACAACCTTCTTTACAAACTCTACCTCGTCGCCATAGGTTTCAAACATATGCCCATCAAAGGAAGCATTCTTGTCTATGTTATTAGGGATTGGCTTATATGTATCAAACCATTCATCAAAGTCCATCTCAATAAAGGTTTCCATTAGAGTGGTCCCTCAACATTCTTGGACTCGCACTCTGCACACTCTCCGCTTGAGGTTTCTACTTCATCGTAGTAGTCGTCCTCTACATCATCTAAGGTGCCGTCCTCGTTATACATACCAAGTTTATGGCTTACCTCTACATACCAAAAGCGAGTGGTGTTATTGCAATCTAGACACTTAGGCACGGTGGTTCTCCTCTAATAGTTTTCGGTCTATAGATAAATTATACGTCAAGGAGTATACATTTGTCAAGGCCTCTAGGTACCCCTCCAAAAACCTATCGTCATTATCCCCGTCCATTACTTCTTCTGTCTCCAGCATTTCAACCTTTAGGTATCCGTGGATAACATCAATTAATGGGATAGTTAGATCTTCAAGAGACTTAACTAGATACTCTGGGATGAAGGGATACTTATCACTCACCTAATACCTCCAAGTAATGCTTAGATACGTGAATAGCGCCTTCAAGGTAAGGAACAACGCTATCGGCACCGTCCTCGTTTTCTAAATCCTGTTCAAGGGAGATAGCGTTTAGTCTAATGTATTCTCTGAATGTGTTTAGGTCCATATATTAATTATAGGGGTTTGAGTCTATTTTGACAACTGTACGGGGTGTGATGTTGGTCACATCTTCAAAAATAGGTTCATAGGCTTTTTCATGACTAATATAGTTCATCATTCTGCCACAAGGGCAGTGCATTTGGATTACGCCAAGGGGAAAGTCATAGCCATCCCTGGCGGTAAACTCAACAAGAGCGTCACATTCATCAGGGTCACAGACAAAGATGTATTTAATCCACATTAGTCAAAGTACCCTTCTGCCCATAGGCCTTGTAAGAATTCGCTTGCCATATACAGTCTTGAATGTAGCCAAGGGTCATCGTCAGGATTCACGGTAGTTATAGCAGACTGAATAGCATTAACCATTTCATCTAACTCCTCTTTAGTATAACCTAGCATTACTCTCCCTCATTATCAAAGTCTAATAGCACTTCGTTACAGTTTTCACATTCAATGGCGATGTTTGTTTGATCACCATAGATAGCCACATTTAGGCTATGTCCATAGTGGTCTGCCAATTCATTGTAGGTTTGTACTGACATTACTCACCCCAATACTTTAAGATAGTATTCATAGTCATATGTAGATTACAATCGCAATCCCCACCATTCATATTCTCCATAAAATCAAAGTGTGAGAAATTATCCTCATAGATTTCCTCTACGAGTTCGTGTATTGTGTAAGGCTTGAATGTTGTGGTCATTGCTCAAACCAACTTCCTGTTTCAGGGTCATATACATTTTCCATAATCTCCCAATCAGCATTGTCCCAACTAATAATGTTATCCATAATAGGTGCGATTTGGTCAATAAACTTTTGCATAATGGCTTCTGCGTGTTCCTTGCTTTTTGCCTCAATACGCACAATAGGAATATCAAGGTCGCAGGAGTAGTAGGGTTGTAGCATTGGGTCTTGTGTAGTTTGTGTTGTCATATTACCATTGTATCCTCTGCCACTGACATCTTGGACTGCCATAGGGAGCAGTTAGAGTCTAGGCGTGAGCCAAATACACGTACGTAATCTGCGATATCTTCTGTTTGATCTGTTAGACATTGCTTAACTGTATCTACTGATATAAAGACTCTTCCATTCCATAGACCCATCTGGCCAATGTTTGTTGGTACTTCTAAGCATCCATAAGTATCCTGCTCCCAGCCTACTCCCTCTGAGCAAACCAAGGCATACTTATTGTCGCCAAATACATTTTTTTCTTCAAGGGTAACGAATAGTAAATTATCTACAGTACACTCACTAAATTCATTACTATACTGTAGACGATAGATATCATTAGCAATTGTGGCTAACTTCTTACCGTCAACGATTTGGCCTAAATAGCCTCTTTTTCTATCTCTCATTGGTGGGTCCTTTGGTAGTAGGTATATATTAATTGTACCCGAACTGGGAAATAAAGTCAACTACCGTAATAAAGGTTTGGGAAAAATATCATACTACCGTAATGAGGTTTGTAACAAAATGTTATGGAGGCCGGCCCACTTGCGATTCCAACGGGACTTGAACCCGCAGCCTCTACCGTGACAGGGTAGCGATCTAACCAATTGATCTATGGAATCTTGCGAGCAGTTTTTATTCTTGCTCAGGAATATTTTTTATGCGTTTGTTAATTCACGCACAATTTTTAGCAGACGATTTTTTTCTGCGTTGATAGCAGGGTCAAATCCGCTTGCGCTTGCAAGGATAGATTCGTTATTGCCACCACGAGCAGAGCGATACCAGTCAAGGCGTTCAGTAAGAGCGTTAAACGCACCCCACGCATTTCCTGCAATCATTCCGTTAAATTCACCAGTATAAATGTCGTTGATAACATCTACCTTGTTCTCCCATTTCTTGAAAGCACCCTTAGAATCTTTTTCAGGCTTAGGGTATGCAGTAAGAATAATGTCGTTAAACATTTGAGCAGATACTTCTTTTTCAATCATAGCCTTAGCCATAAGGTCAAAAGAATCCATATACTTATGAGCAAGCCCAAGAGTTTCACGAGCAACGGCAACCTTACCGCTTGCAGTTTGTGTGTGACGAATCTTGAATGATTGCTTAACGCCATTTTTCTTGCGTGTAGTGTTAAGTGCAAGATTGAGAGTGTTAGCGCACACAACACGAACGGGTGTAATGCTTGCTTGAATAGCGATTGAGCCGTCGTGTGATGTGTTGATTAGCAAATAAGTCTTTACCTTATCTGCAACGCCGTTAGGGTCTAGGATTGTTTCACGCTCTAGTGCAAGCGCACCGAATACAACACGCCCACCCTTGATTGAGCCAGCAGTTTCCCAACGTCCACCGCCGTCTAGGATATTATCACCGAATGAAAATAAATCCTCATTCTGCATAACGTGATAACGCTCACCAACTACGCCAAGAATATCTGTCTGGGTGTTGTCGGTAGGATTAGTACGCAATACATATTGGTAATTCTTGTCGCTTGTTAGGTGTGAGGGGGTTTCCAAATCCTCTAAGCGAACATTCCAGTTATCTAAACTAGCAAGAGATAGCATTTCTGCCGTTGTTTTTTCCTCGGTAAATACTGTACCTAATCCGTGCCAAGCAGGTTCTCTGAATGATGCGAATGAGGTTTTGCCGTTTTGTGTTTCTAAGTCGTGAGCCACGATTTCCTTCTTTCTTTTGTTGTTAATCTAATCATACACCCACCCACCGACAAATGCAAATCGGGATAGTTAGATATGGGGCAATTCGGACATTTTCTTAAAGGTTTCGTAAATTATAGTGTGATCTTAGTCACATCGGGCCGGATTTTATAAAAATAAAAATGAGCAGTTTACGTGGCCTTGCTCAGGGCCCTTACCTAGTTTAAAGACATTCGATATGTCTATTAGTAGCCCCCTACTAAATATCTACTCTATCAACTGAAGACGATAGATATGCAATACTATCTGAGTTATAATCAACGGTATCAAAATCAATATCGTGAATAGCGCTTTCAGCAGCCTCTTCATTACGAGCATTAACTGTAACAGAGTACAACACTGTAACTTCAACTTCGAATTCTTTTGTTAAATCAAAGCCCATAATTTCAGCAATTGATTCGGCATCTGATTCATCAATGGTGCCGTGCTCCAGTGCCTCAAGAGTCCACTCTTGCATTGCTTCAACCATACGATTCTTATCTGCAGAATCTGCATATGAACGTTGGGTTACCTTTTGGATGTGCTCCTCTAGTTGAGCAATACGTTCTTTATTTGATACTAACTGTGACTCAAGAAATTCTCGTGTAACGTAGTGATTTTCTGTAGAGATTATTGCTGGGTCGGACGGTATTACTGTTGGATATGTTTGCTGGTCCATAGGGGCCTCTTTCTGTTTGGTTATATTATAATTCTAGCATCCGCCACTGACAAATGCAACACGTAATGGCCTTATCTTACATATTGAGACGTGATGTTAATCACATGGCCCGGCGCACAAATTGAGCCTTTTTGATTCTTGCTCAGGAATTTACACCTCTTGCAGTTGGTGTGAACTGTGCTCTATAGTATTTCTATGATCGCCCTAATCAGCCTGGCGAATTAGGAGAGGCTCTGAACCCCTTGCCCTAACTTTATTTAATTATGTGAGCAGTTTATACACTTACTCAGGTGATGGAGAGGCGACTAGCCTAGTGTGCAACCCCTCCAATTATTACTTAGAGATAGCGAGCCACCGCATTGTATGTGGAAGTATTTACAACTTCCTCATCTGTCATCTTGAGAATACGAATTGCGTTAGCAATTTCCTCTTTCTGACTTTCATATTCGTGTCTGTGTAGAACTACGAAATCCTTAGTTGGCTCTGTTGGCAGTTCCTTTTCTGATACTGCTAGGTCAAAGTCAATGTTTAGGTTGTTGTTCCAAGAACGATATGAAGTGCGGAAGTTGGTTGCCTTCTTGATGTTTGCTACCGCATAGTCAATAAGTTCCTTTTTCCACTTCTCATAAGCCTTCTGATACTTTGCTTCATTTGCCTCTTGTGAAGTCCAATCAACTTCTAGTTTAGCAAGTGCGCCTTCTAGTGCCTTGATTACTTTAGGTGTAGCGATTTTAACGCTAATTGCTTTTCCTCTTGTTGCCATCTTTTTATCTCTTTTCTTTGGTGGTTGATATTTCTATTATAGGGGGTAGGTCTGACATTGTGGTGAGCCTTTTTGTATCTTGCTCAGGATAGTTCCTGCCACTTATTTAGAGTCGCTGTACATTGGCGACTATGAAAGGCTTACGCCTTCCAAGTAGTCCAGCGAGGTGTGCCATTTACATCTAACTTAACACGAACTGTGCCGTTAGGGTTTGGCTTGATTTCAGAGATAACGCCTGTTACCTTTGACTTTTGTGATGTGTAGGTGTCGCCTACCTTGTATAGTGCAGTTGATACTGTCATTTTTTTTCCTTTTCTGTTGTTGGTTATATTTCTAGTATATCTGAAAAATCTCAGAAATACAAATCTATCTGCTAATAATCTCATATTGTGAGATTACTTAGAGGTCTTGACCATAGCGAAGCGGTGTGCGCCGTTTGCTAATTGCAATGAAACTCTAGTTAGTTTGGCATTGATTGGGCTAAAGTTTGTAATGCGCCCAGTAACGCCTGTCTTGCTTGTTGTGAACAAATCACCGATTTGGTAAGTGTATCCGCTTAGTGTCATTTTGTTGCCTTTCGTTTTGGTGTATGTATTAAGTTTAGCAAAAAATCTAATAAATATCAAATCCTAGAGGGCATTCTGGGTGTGATAAACCCCACATCTTAAAGGCGTGTCGTAACTTGACAAATAAACTTTTTTGCGCCGGGCTTCCTAGATCACTGATATATAAATAAAATCAGTAACCAAAGAAGGATCCATCCCCATGTATTCATTAAATATTATTTCTTAGTAGCAGAAAATACTATATCTGCTTTTGAATACACGCATAGCGAACAAGATACACAAGCGCTACCCTTTTGTGATATAAGTGGAATGGCTTTAAGGTTTTCGGGACACTTAGCGCCAGGCTTTGAAGTTAACGCTTTCATATCTTCCTGGCCAATTGCAAAATTTTTGGCAAGGTATGCAAGGCGAATACCGTGATCAGTCTTGAGCCCAATACCAATAGTCTTATTCTCACTATCTGTAGAATAGTATAGAGAGAGATTAGGTATATCCTTTAGGATGATCGCTGCAGACTTTACACGTGTATAAACCCAGAACTGAATGTCTTCATTAAGTTTAATTACATCGGACCAGGCAGTGGTATAGGTATCGTTAAAGAAGTCGCCGTCCCAATGGATACGAAATAACTTAGGTGCGTCTTTCTTTTCACAATCAATTTTGAACTCAGCAATCATCTCACTAATTAGATTAAGCATAGTTAAGTAGTCTGCGTCTTTAAGCAGGTCCCAGTTATGCAATAAGTTTTTCTTTACCGTTGGGAATACTTTTTCAAGTCTGCCAGCATAGCAAACACTCTCGCAGACGCTAGTCGCTCCAGGACAGGAATAAGACTTTCCCGCAGGGAGTCCGAAGGTATTGGCAATTGCGGCTTGCTTTCCATTTTTTGTGACAAGGTTAGCCACCTTTCTATCTTTAGATCTTTTTAATTGGGTCATTGGGCTACTCACTTTCTTTCTTTAATTCTAGCATTAGGGACTGACATTGCTTGCCCTTGCGAGAATAAACTTTTTTAGAAGGCACGGCAGAAGCAGCATTAGAACGGCGCAACTCTATAAGTCTGCGTAATTCCTCGGGGCTTTTTCGTGTTCTCATAAATCAATTCTAGCATTATTAGACTAAAAATGTCAAATCGTAAGGCTGTGATCAATATCACAAAGCCCGGCCCACCTATTCCTCTTCGTCTACAAAAACATAAAGTTTGAACATATCTTCATATGTGCAATAGGTTTCTTCTTCTTCACCGTAGTCGTTACGATGTGTAATTGTGTAGTTATCTCCTGATGAATCATCTACAACGGATAAAACTTCTACAACATCATTATCAATGTTGATTAAGTCACCTTCCATTAATTGCGATGGAGTTAGAAGGTCTGCATATACCAATTTCATAGTTTTCATTGTAGCATTCATTTATTCATTACCATAAATTTCTTCTTCCATGGCGATACATTTTTTACAGTCGCAATACTTTGAGTGTGGAATAGTAGTGTCAATCATCTCTAGTCCTCCCAATCGGGTAGCCAGAATGATAGGTGGTGTTGGTCTACGATAGCCCTTGCAGGTGCTTGCGTTGAGCCACGATATAGAATCTGAAAGTCACCAACCTTTGGCATATCAATCATTCGGTCATAGTCCTCATCATAGTATGCGTCAATAGCCTCAATACAAGGGGCGACCATTTCTGCGGGTACTGGAGGATAGTGATTACCCTTAAGGTGATAAAGAATCTGAGTTTCCAAATCCAATACTGTATCCTGTATTCCTAGTGCGGTTACTGATCCCATTATTCTCTACCTTCCCAATCTTCGATTACTCCGTCAATAGCGTCCTGTATGTCTGCGTCAAATATTGCTAACTCATCTTGAGTCATTCCTTTTATAAAAGAATGTAAAAAGTTAGGCTTCCAAGTAATTACCTCTGCCTCTATCATTTTGCTACGACCTCTCCGTTACTATAAAAAGTCTTTGTATGCATTTTGCCTGACGGCTCTGATAGATTAACTGTTCGGTATTCGTTAGCATCTCCATAGTCAATAAAACTATTAAAGACATTAACTGCGTCAAGGGCATTGGTATAGCGTCCAACCCAATTAGGGCTAGTGGCACTATCGTTGGTGCTAGTTACTGCGTATAGGTATTCCATTAGTCATTCTCCTTAGTTAAAAATAATTGGTGGGTGTTAGCATAGTCTATCAGCGACTCTGCCTCTCGGTCAAGATAGCAAGTAAAACAATATAACTCGGTTACATCTACTGCGTTCTCATTACAATCAATACAAGTGTCCATTAGTTTTCTTCTTTCTTTACAACAATCTTAGCGGATAGGACTGACAAGGCTTCTGCCTTGCTTGCTTCACGTTGGGTCTTAACGTAAGCCTTAAACTCATCTAGGTTCATAGATATTCCTTCTTTCTTAAAGTGATATAAATATCTTATCATCTGTGACTGACAAAAACAAGCCCATAATAGAATTCTGGGGTGTGTTTAATATCACACGTAAAGGTCTGTGGATAACCTGTGGACGACACGCCGGGTTTTTGTGAGCAGTTTTAGATCTTGCTCAGGATTCTTTTTATTTATTTTTTAGTCGTTCACTTCTTAGCGCAACCTGCAACCTACGAATTTCTTTTTGTTGTGCAATGTTTTGTTTCCAAAATAAAATCATAACAGTTAAAGAACCAGCAAGTGCAATTGTTATTCCGATTAGTGTTCCAGTATCTAGAATCATCGTGTTAACCCACAAGCGTGTGTGAATTTATCCATTTTGAAATTTGGATTATCAGCAGAAAAGAAATCTGCAAATTCAATTACCAAATCCTCAAATGTAAATTGGTCTGCAATTAAATCTTGAAATGAATTCAAAATTTCTGCAACGGCTACATAGTCTTTACGTGTCATCATTATAGGTTTACCATACTTTCTACATCTGCAGAGATTTGGTTGTAAGCATTGGCGCAGTCATAGCAATATGTTTCAGTACGAATCCCACCAAGCATAAGTGCGTCTGTGCCTGAATATACAAGGCTTGTGCTTGTGCAATGAATTACTTTACATTCTTTCATTATTCTGCCACCTTTAGCGTTGCATAAGAATTTCCAGCGTTTAGTTCATCAAGTACTGGCTGAATTCGTGGCACTAGCAATTCTACTAGCATTCCTTCTAGCATAGCGATACGCATTTCTTCTGATAGTGAAAGTAGTTGAATTCCGATTGGGTGAGTTTCATCTAATTCAGTTACGAATTGTAGAGAGTGATTTATTTTTACCATTTTATCTGTCCTTTGTTAGTTATTTTCTTGGGTGGTGAATAGGGCAACGCATTCGCATTGTTCTATATTTATTGTATCATTTACTACTGACACGATGGCGAGAGTATCGCAATTATCGCATAAGAATATATTTTGCAATTCATCTAAAATATTTCCCATTATTACTCACCTACCTTAACCGCAACGGTGCGGTAAGTAGTGGAGATACGATTTGTAGGCTGAATCTCTACAAGGTAAGAATCGCAACCCTCATACCATACGGCTTTAGGGTGAGGCTCTGCACTTAGGATAGTTCCCTCAATAGTGCGAGAGCGATAAGTTTTTCCTACTAGTAAGGACTGGACTGAGTATACATTGGCTGACATATTGTCACCTTCTTTTCTTTTTGTTGATATTCTAAGTATACCAAATTTGACTGACATTATCAAATCCAAATTCGGACATTTAGGACATATTCTTTGTGACTTTTATCACACTGACTTGTTTACTTATTTAATTGTTATGTATTAATACTAGCATACAAAGTCCAAAAAGTCAAATCGACACGCCGTAATTCTGGAAAGTATTTGTGTGATCTTAAACACATCACGACACGCCCGAGTGCGCCGGGCCAAAAGTTGCAGAGTTTTTATTTCTGCAAACTTTTGTTTTATTTATTTGTAGTCTTTAAATATTTCTTCTAAAGTTTTTATTTGTTCATTACTCAATTGATCTATGTCAATTGCGTTTGCGAATCCAAAAATATCTTTTTCTATTTTATTTTTTCCTTTCATAGTGTTTTACCGCATTGATTACACGGCAAGCCAGTTACATTATCTAACGCATCATATTTTGTATTCTTCCAACAATGCATGCACACAATTACGAATTCCATATTATTTTTCTCCAATCTCATCAAGGTCTGCCTTGAACAATTTATAGATTCTTTCTTTTTCTTTGTCTGAAGTGTTAGCCCATAGGTAACCTAGTAGATAGTGTGTTCCACTATCTCGGTCATTGTTACGAATTTGACGGCAGATAGCCAATGTGTCTTGTAGTTCAATGCTCATTAGTTAGTATCCTTTCTTACATATTGTGCAAATTGAGTGATTGGTGCAATAGCAAGAATTGATATCGCTAATGCGTTCGTTTTCATAGTAGTCGTCATAGGTCATTATTTTGACTCACTTTCTTTTTGAGAATGGATAAGGTCGTTTTGCTTAGCGGCGTTTTCAAGAATTGCCATAGCGTCAATGCGTGACATTACACGCTTATTTTTTACGAATTGTTTATATTCTTCAAGGTTCATTATTTGTTTCCTTTCAAGTGACCTGATATTCCAAGAGTATCGCAAGATACTTGCAACACTACCGACTTAGGTAGTGCATTACTTAGTGCGCCAATATAGTTACGCACATCTGCGGGGGTACTGAAAGACATAGCCTTAGTAGTACCATTAAACGAAGTTAATTTAAGTGTTATCATTATTTAGTCAAATACCAATCTGTCCACATTGGTAGACGCTCAGGATCGTGATCGCCATAGTAGCGAGAGATATTATTTTCGCACTCAGTGCAGAATGTAAATTGCTCATCTCCAAATTCTGAGATAGCAGGGACGAATGGCTTATGCTCAACGCATATTGTGTTTAGTGAAGTCATTGTGGACTTCCTTTCTTTAAGGGGCTTACTTCTTTTTCAACCTTCTATACCTAGAAGTATAGCAGGGGGGTCTGACATTGACACACATTATGTAAAGTAAATTATCACCATAAAATATACCAAAACGGACATTTGGGATATGTGAAGTACATCACACGAACAAGTGTTCGAAAAGGCCGGGCTTTCATTCGCCTTTCACAAATAAATAAGATCCAGCAATAAAACAAATCATTGAAAACCAAAACAATGCGTTACCACTTACAAAAAAATTACTCATCGTTCATTCCATCCTCAAAATCTAAAAGTCCCTGATGATACATAACGGGATCGCAATTAAAAAGAATTTCTGAAGCGGTAAATGTAGAGTATCCGATTTTTATTTCTGGATAACACTCATCAAGCATTGCGTTATATGCCTCTTTTATTTCTAATTCTTTTTCGAATTCTGTTTTCATTATTTTGCCCCCTTGTAGAGAAAGTCCCAAGCCTTACGGCAGATTAAAATAGATTTGCAATTATCGCAACATATAAATCCTTCAGGATTTAAATTTATATCATATGCATCTGCATATGAAAGTGATTTTCCGCAAACGGAATTTTGTGCATAGAGTGTACTCATTATTTTACTCCTTTGATATGTCCAGAGATACCTAGAGCGTCGCAAGACACTTGCAGGGTAATTGTTTTAGGTAGTGCACTAGGTAGTGCGTTTATGTATTGTTTAGCAAGGTATGCGGTAGAAAAATCTACACGCTTTACATTACCATTAAAAGATGTCAATTTAATTTGTATCATTTATTTAGCCTCCATAACGATAGACATATATCGCTTAGCAATACGCTTAGCCATAGGGTGAAGAATAATTTTTCTACCCTCATAGGTAGGTGGATACTTATCGTTTATGCGTTGAGCAATTCGGATAGGTATCATTTTAGGTTGTGGCGCATAGCCACCTGCCTCTAATCCAAATTCTTTAGCAATATCGCTACGAATTTCTGAGTAGTAGTTATTTATTGAGTGAGTCATTTTGACTCCTTTCTTGTTAAATACTTTTTAACTTTCTATACTTAGAAGTATAGCAGAGGGGTCTGACATCTACTAGCCAGTAAGTATGACAAATCGGACATTTCGAAATGTGATGTAGGTCATGTGGATAACTTACGCTCAATTCTGGATGTGATCTAGATCATGTGGATAACTTTACGCCGGGCTGTGTGGTGTAAATCACATACGACACGCCGTGCCAAGAATTGACTTTTGGGCAAATGTATGCTAGTATTACTACTATAAGAATTAAAAAAGAAAGGTGGTCAAAATGACTACATTAACAAACATAGTATGCAAAGAGCATACCCCTCATCTATCCGCTATATCTGAGGTATCAGATACACAATACACCTTCTGCGAGGTGTGTGAAAATAACATTGACCGATTCTGGATAGAAGACCCAGACCGATTGCCTTGGTGGTCTAATTGGTCGGTGACTCGATGATAGACATTACATTAACATCTATGCAAGGTAACACTCGCAAAATAAAACTGATGTCTAAACAAGAAGCATTTGATTTTGTAGAATTATTTAGGTCTACATTGCACGAAAATCAACGTGTAAAAATAACCTGCGATTTGCTTGGAATAAATGGTTACGTGCAAGGCACAAAACAAATACAATAAGATCTAGTGGGTGCGTGTATACGTGCTCACTATTCTTTTGTCATTTTCTTTTTTATTATGTGTATCGTACATCTCAGAAAAATATTCAGATTTTGGTAAAAGTGAATTTATAATATTTTTCAGATTTTCGGGGGGATAGACAAGAATATCCAGAATAAGGTATAATAATTCCTATGGGAATACTAGATAACTTTGAAGCAGCCTGGGATCCAGGATTACAATTTGAGTCAAACCACATGCCTAAGACAGACTCTATGGGTAGAGATATATCATGGGTGGAAAACGATGGTTTGGAACTAAAGACCTCTGAAGAAGCATGCTGTGATAATTGTTCATGCAAGGATGATGTTACACCTCTAGAGCCTTAGACCTTATTTTAAGAATAAGTGTTTAGTTTTCCAGCATAACTGATTCGTTGCCAACAAGGTTGTTCTTAATCTCTTTAAGAATCTTTTCACGCATTCCAACATTCCTAAATCTTTCATATTTTTTAGCAATAGGAGATTTTCCAAATGCAGTACTTACCTTTAGCATGGTTTTTACATATTTATGTATAACCTCTGTGTGGTCAAACCGTATTAGTTCAATGGGACGATCTGTAAAAAATTCAAGATACATTAAAGGCTCACCTTCAACAAACTTAATTTCTCCTTTATGATTCCACATCTGTAACTCAAAACTAAGTGGCCTAAACCATTCACCAATATTAAACTCTCCTGGCATGACGGTTCCATCTTGCGTATATTGTGGTTTATGAAAATATGGTGGTGTAAATCTCATTACAACTGGCTCTTCTGCAAAAAGCAAAGGACCAAGGGATAAAAAGAATATAGGACCATAATCAAACATGTCTTCTCTAGAGTTACGGATTAGGGGTAATTCTGCTTTGGTCATAGGTCTAAGCATTTTATTTTTATCTGTATAATCAAATTCATATTTACATGTTATTGGAGAAGTAAAGACTGCAACTCTTTTGTAGAGATCTGTAAATGCAGGACAAGCAAGAATTCCTGGTTGTGAATTTTCTTTTTTACGAAACTTTCGGGCATTGTTAAAAAGACTTTCGGGCTTACTGTAAAAAAATGATAGGTCCTCTTCTGAGTTATATACTCCTGGGGCCCAGTACACCTTTAATGGTTTTTTATTCACTTTCTTTATCTCTTTTTCTTTGCATTTTTCTATAAGCACCACTTCCTAGAAAATGAGACTCTAAGTAGAGGTGATTTTGACTTACCACTTTCTTGTCTTTTTTATTTTGTTTTCTTACAACATGTTTGTATTTGGTTCTTTTAAAAGGAATAAACATCGCCAGAGGGGTTCCTCTCTTAATGAATATTTCATTTTTATCTGCAGGGAACAAGACCTGCATATTAATTTCATGATAAAGATCTGTATCTATAATTCCTGGAGTAACGCTAAATTCATGCTCAAAGTTATAAAACATAGGCAACTGCAAGACACTCCAACCTTTTGGTGTAACAATAGACCAAGGAGAGTTTGCCTTAAATATAATACTTACTTCTTTTTTATCAACGGGGGTAGTTACATCTGCAAAATCTAAAAACTGACCATTGTGGTGGATACCCCATTCAAAGAATACTCCTGCAGATTGAATATTCCAGTTCATAGTTTTTTTGTCATACTGTAGCAAAATATCTTGCCATGCTGGTATTACATATCCTTGTGAGAAAAAATCTGGAAAAGAGGGACACATTTTTATAGAGTCTGGATTATTTGGTGCATCTTTAAACCACTGTGGAATAAAAGATTTTGTTGGCTTCGGAGTAATCTCTTCAAATTCTTCCAAACCTTCTATTGTTGCTACAAACTCAATTAATGGTTTTTCATTTTTCTTAAACATACTCTAACCCCTTTTCTATAAGTATATACCACATTTGTGCCTACCATTTACCAACAGGACATTTTGCTTGTTCCAGAGAAGTCTTAGCCTTCATAAAGCAATTACATTTTTTACAGCGGGATCCATTTTTCTTAAAGAACTCACAACCTTGACAAATTTTCAAACGGGACTCAGCCAAGTCTTCACTGGCTCTAGGCGAAAAAGGATTAAGCCAATCACCTATATTAACATCATCGCTCATATAACAAGTCTCTCTGGTTCGCCTATATATACAGTAGCCTATAACTAATACTAGATACTACCTTAGCCTGGAAATTTGGTTTGTATGCCATATTACTATTGTACCGCAAAACCTTACCCTTGTCCAATATAACAATTTGTTACCAATACGTGTACATATAGCATTATTAATGCAAGGTTTGTACATAGGTGGTTTAATAACCTCTATTTCGGCGACTTTTAAGCGTCAAAGTCTTATCGGGCGAACCTTAAAGAAAAATATTTTAAAGTGGCAACTCTTGATCGGATTTTGCGCTGTGATAATTTTCTTTTAAGAACTGATAATGTGTTGGTGCGTCCTTTATTACGTTAAACCACTTTGCCCTAAGTTGCTCAGAGTTTGACTTAAACGATCTTGCAATTTCCACTGGATCAATCGAGGGTGTATTGTATTTGACCTCATTAAGTGACAATGGGCTAATTGGATACCATTCGTGTCCAACTGCAATACAATGAAAACCCTCAAGAATTGATATAGCAAAATTTTGAGTATTTAGTTTGCCTCTTATCTCTGCCAAAAAGGTAGTCATATTAGCATCGTTCCTTGTCTTTGGAAGAACATCTCTGCTTGTCATGTACCGCCAAAACTCTGTATCCCTACGACTTGATAATAGATAGTGTAGTTGAACAAATGCGGAATAATTATTAATAGTTCTTTTTACTTCAAAATTATATGCTTCTTGATCAAACTTATTGATAACTGGATTCATTATCATTTTTGTAAGCATTACTGCAAATTGATGAATAAACATTAGCCCCGTTGATTCTAGTGGCTCTAAAAAGAATCCAGATAGACCTATAGCGGCAACATTTTTATTCCATGGCTTTGACACTACTCCAGACTCAAACGGAATATCTCTAAATTTAAGATCATCGGTTATTCTGTGTGCTCCGTGCTCTTTTCTCAAGTGCTCTTTAAATTCTTCTAAGGCATCTTCTGGTGTAGTAAATCTATCAGAATAAACATACCCAGTACCTATTCTAGAATATAGTGGGGCATTCCAGACCCATCCATACCCTAATGCAGTACAGTTTGTATAATTAACAACTTCCCTGTCTGGATCTTCATAAGGCAATTGAACCGCCCAGGTTCTATTGATAGGAAGTTGCTCAGCATGTGACTCAAAAGGTGTTTGTAGTGCTTCTTTTATTAACAACCCCTTAAATCCAGTGCAGTCTATATAAATATCGGCAGATAACTCTGTTCCATCACTAAGAACTATGCTTGATACTCCATCGTCATCAGTATTTACTTTTACAACATCTGCCTCAATATGTTTTACACCCCTTGGCATAGCATATCTTTCTTTTAACCATGAGGCAAACTTAATAGCGTCAAACTGTAACGCAAAGTCTCTCTTCATGCTAAACCCATCCATCTCATATGTGTTTTTGGGGAAATACATCTTGTTAGTATCTATAAGTACAGAACTTGGGAATATGGAATTTACATAACTTTGTCTTGTTGTTTCAGGCTCAATAAGTTTTAAAAAATGCCAATCTCCTGGTGGATTTGTTTTAAAATTTTGAAGGGTAGGATGACCAAAAGGATAATGAAAACCGTTATCCCCTATAGAATGAAAATCTGTAAACTTTATACTTAATTTATACGCTGCATCAGTGTAAGCCATAAAGTCTTTGTAGTCTATATCTAACAAAGAAAGCCATGCTGGTAAACCTGCATTGGTTGACTCACCAACACCAATTTTTTGTATTTGTTTGCTTTCCAGAAGGGTTATATCTCTGTCGGGATATGCCTTTATTAAAGTTGCAGCAGTCATCCATCCAGCAGAACCTCCACCAACTATCAAAATTTTATTTGAATTCATAATAACCCCTTGTTTTTAGTTCTTCGTAATAAGTATACCACGTCTCATGTAATTAGCCCTTTATTTGTTTGTTTAATCTCAAATAATGGTATAATAATCCCACAATGACTACTACCGATTGGGCTCAATTTATTCTTACTTTGCTTTCAATTGGAGCAATCATAGTTGGTGCTATTCGTTGGTATATTAAAGTCCAGATCAAGCCTATTCACGAAGCGGTATGCGATATTCGTGCCGAAACCAAAACTAACGGCGGAACCAGTATGCGTGATGAGATCAAGGCAATTAAGTCGGAACAAGAAGAAGCAAAACAACTTCGTAAAGCAACTAGTGATAAACTAGATCATATGTACGATATATTACTTGAGTATGTTTCTCGTTCTAAATAACTACTATATATAATATATAAGATATCTTAAAAACCTTACTAGTTAGTTATTTCTTTTCTTTATATATTTTAAGTATACACTATCAATGCCCTGGACTATTGAGACAAAACGGACATTTGGTATGTATACCTTTATAACTCTTTTATAACAATTTCAATACACTCTGGCTTTATATTTTTAAATTCCAATTATAACTTTTTGTTACTAATTAACAGGATATTGTACGATGCTTAATAACTAATACATAAATGAATGTTATAATCATGAAGGTTGGCTCCTAGGTTGCTCTCTACCCCCACCCCACTGCCCCTAGGGGCCAATCCTATTTATTATGGTATAATCATTGATATGTGCTCACCTACAATCGAAAAATTTGGGGCCACCCCAGCAAATATACAGTGGACAGTCGTTCGTGGTGACTCTTCTTCGTTCACAGTTTCACTTCTTGAAAATGACGAAGTAACAGAATTTGATACCGAAGGCTGGACATACTCTGCAACAGCCTACGATCCAACCTCAGACGTTTTGGATGAACTTGTAGTAACAGTAGACGGAAGTGTTGTAACCGTTACAGCCCCAGCAGACATTACAGTAAACTGGGGAACAAAATATAAGTCAGTGGTCGCAGAACTTTCTTTTGACCTTCAGGCAATAGTTCCAGATGGGGCTTCAGTAATAACATGGACTCCAGTAATTGGAACAATATGCGTACTAGGAGATGTTTCTCCAGCAAGCACAAGAACTACTAGTGGGATATCTTAAATGATAATTAAAGTTAAAGATACTAACATTAAACTTCCTCCATTAATAAAAATAAACGGCACCATATTTAAAGTTAAGAAATAAAAAATGGCCATATCAAAAAATATGGATGCTCCTAAATCAAGATACTCTGAGGCTATAAAAGAAACAAGAGTTGATAAACTAGCCAATACTGAGTATATAGCCGTACCAGGAATTCAAGGAGAAAAAGGGGAAGTAGGACCACCAGGACCTCCAGGGCCGCCAGGAGAAAGAGGCGAAAGAGGAGTTCCAGGTAAAGAGGGTAAGGAGGGTCCACAAGGCCCTAAAGGCGATCCTGGAAAAGGCGGAGGAGAAGGATACGAAAGTCCATCAGGACAATATCCTGGATGGGCGTATTATCAAAACCAAAATAAAAAACCAATTTTGCTTGGACCCGAAAGAGGCGACGATGGGTGGGTAGATATTTTAATGACAGATGATCCAACCAACAGTACTTTGACTTTTTTACCTTCAGGGCATGTTTCTTTGTGGAATCCAATGACCCAAAGAATTAACTTTAAGCAGTTAAAGGTTGGGGCTAAGGTTGATATAAGATATGATATTGTTTTAAGTACCGACACAAATAATACTGAGGCGTGGATTAGAACTTTTATCCCAAAAGTTGAATCTCCGACAGGATATATAGGAATGCTTAAATACAAGTACCCATACGAGATGTCCTTTAATCAAACCCTATATATAGATATTGCAAAAATAAGATCAGAAGGCGGAATCATTCAGGCAAGAACTGACAACGAGTCCAGTATTATTTTAAAAGGTATGTATATCTCAGTTTCTTAGTGGTATAATGGATTAGGAGGAATAATGGCATTTCCAGGTACATATAATTTTAGTTACTATCGTGGTGACACTTTTGAGTTTGTTGTTAGCCCAAAGTCTGCAAATGGAACAACGTTCTCATTAGACTCATTCACTGGAGACGGTTCAAGTGCGAAGTTTATCATTGCAAATGTAAGAGGTTCTGCGGGAACACAAAAAATTGCTTCTGCTGTTGTTGACTCTACCACAGATATAATTACATGTAAGATAACACCAACCGTTGGAAGAACCCTAACCCCTGGATCTTATGTATATGATGTTGAGATAGTTGGCACCACTGGAATTACTCACACCCTAGTGACTGGAACAATAACTGTAACAGATGATATTTCTGGAGCAGTATAACAATGTCACTTTCTATCCCCGTAAATATTGATGATCTTGCTATTATTGCTCCACCAGAGATTATAGAAGTTGCAGTTGATATTGGTCCCACAGGGCAAAGAGGTAGCAAGGTATTTGTTGGAAGTGGTGACCCAAATACAAAAAATTTTACAGAAACAATTTACTTAAATGACCTATACATAAATGTATCACCTGGTGCAGATTATTCATACATGTATCAGTACATTTCGGTACCTGGAGCAAATCAATGGGAATCAATTCTAAAGGTTAATCCAGCACTGCATGCACGACTAGACACTACAGTTGACTTTACTTCAGGAACCTCTTCAACAATTTTAGTTCCAATCTCTTCTATAGTTACTGTTACAGGATCTCCACTGGTAGCATCAAACTTCAATGTTCAGCATGACATTAAATACTCAGACCTAGTTTCATCTTCAATATCAAATGTTGCGGTTTCTGGATCAAACCTTGCAATAACCCTTAAAGCCATGAAGTACTCTGGATCTTGGCAAGCACTAACTGCCACAGATGTTTCTGTATACTTGTTTATTTCAGTAAACACAACTGTGGTATAATCTCTATGAGGTGAAAATATGGCAGTTGAAGCAATTGGCGAGTTAATACCCACAAAAATACCAGGGTACGCAGATTCTGCCGACATTCAAGCAGCGCTAAGAGCCTACCACTACGGATCATATGATTTTGACATAAATGAAACAAATCCCTCAAACTTAGTAAGTCCATCAGTAGCGTACACGATTAATGACCTACAAGAACAAATTAATAATATTGATACAATTGGAAGTGCAGTTTTAACAGCAAAAGGGGCCATCATAAGCGCTTCCTCTGCGTCGACAGTTAGCGTTCTTGCGGTTGGAACAAACGGTAAAGTTTTAACTGCAAATTCAGGAACAACTACTGGACTGGAATGGACTAGCCCAGAAGTTGGATTAAGCAATGTGGTAACACTTTCCAACAAAACAATAAGTGGGTTAAGCAATACACTAAGCAACATACCAAATTCTTCATTGACAAATTCAGCAATAACAATAAATAATTCTCCAGTATCTCTGGGGGGAACCATAGATATCATGCCAGACATAATAATGTTAATGGGATGCTAAAAATCTATGATACAATATACAAATAACGGAAGGATCCACCCATGGCAACAACCTATAAAGTTTTAGCACAGAATGCCCCAAGTGCTACAACAGAAACAACACTGTATACAGTCCCATCATCAACTTCTACAGTAATTTCAACAGTTTCTGTTTGTAATCAAGCAGGCACATCAGGAACATATCGTATTGTAGTTCGCCCAGCAGCGGATTCAACTACTGCTGCAAAACACTACATTGTTTACGGCGCAACTGTCGCAGCAAGCGATTCAATAATGCTCACACTTGGTCTTACACTAGCAGCAGGAGACGTTGTTCGTGTTTATGCATCATCTGCAAATATGTCATTTGCAGCATTCGGTTCTGAAATATCATAATTCTTAGATAAAGGATAAAAAATGGCAATTAGAAAAACAAGTGATTCTAACCTAACTGGTAAGAAGTATAACGATGCATCAGCGGGTAATGCAAAAATTGCCGACGTCCCAGAAGTGCCAACTATTGGTACTGCCACAAATGTTGGTACAGGCCGTGCGTATAACAATGGAGCAGCAACAGTTGCTGTAACTGCTAATGCAAAAGGTGGAATTCCAATATCCTACACTGTAGCATCAAATCCTGGTTCATTCATTGGAACAGGATCCAGCCCAGTTACAGTTACAGGACTTCAATCTGGAGTATCATATACATTTACTGCTAAAGCAGTAGGTGGAAGCACACCATCAGAGACAGTAAGTTCATCAGCAACTTCTGCAATTACTGCAACTACTGTTCCACAAGCACCGACTGCTGGAACAGCGACTAAAACAAATGTCACAACAGTTTCAATTCCATTTACAGTTAATGCAACTGGTGGTTCTTCAATCACAAGTTATTTAGTTCAAAGTACCCCATCAATTGCTTTAACCGTTAGTGGATCTTCATCTCCTTTGACCGTTACTGGCTCATTTGCACAAAACCAGGCTTATACATTTGATGTTATTGCAGTCAACGCTAATGGATCATCTCTTGGTGGAACAACAAACTCAATTACACCAAATGCTATTCCTACCGCAGATGCTGACACATTTAATCGAACAACAAGTCTTACCCTTGGAGCAACAACAACTTCAGGACAATCATGGACAAACCGTGCTGGTGTTTGGTATGCTAATGGGTCACAAGCACAGTCAGATTCTGCTGTTCCCGCTCTTGCCACAATAACAATGAATAGCCAAAATGGATTAACTCAGGCTGGAACACTTACACCAGGAACTGGTTTAGTTTATTGGGCAACAGATGCAAATAGATATATGGCATCATATTCGTTTTCTGCAGACGCAACATCAAATTCCTGTGGAGGATACACTAGTGCCGCCTGTTATAGCAATGGATGTACCCCAAGTGGGTGCTGTACTGGTGTAACTCGTACTTGTTCACAGCCTTATGGAATTGCGTGGGGCACGAATGTACCTAGTTACGGAAATGTCTGCAACTGTGGCGACGGAGGAGACTGTTGGTGGTATGTTGGCGGCGGAGCATGGACACCTCACGGTGGTCAAGGATTTAATAATGGTCCCGCAAACTACGCTGGACACTGTGGAACAAATGCTACAGTTACAACAACTACAAACTATTTAAGAACAATTAAAGTAGAGAGTGGAAGTGCTACAACATTAAGTGATCACTCTATTGGAACTGCAACTGCCCTCTTAGCAGCCGATGCACGTACCAATGTTGCAAAAATTAACTCAATGAAAGTAACAACACAGTCAAACGGAAACGTTGTTATTGATTCATATGGCGGAACAAACTTTTCAGGAACTGCTTACACACAAAGAACGTCAACTCCATCATTTGCCACAAAAGGAAATAATTTTGGAATTATAAAAGCAGCATCTGGAACAATTACACAAGGATCTACTGTTGACGGTTTTGAAACTAGTGGATTCTAATATACGGGGGTATGTAAAATGGAGAACAAAAGAAGCGCAAAACCATGGGATTTATTAAATCCATCAATTAAAAAGGTTGACAAAGACACTTTTGACTATAGAATGTCAATATGCAAAAAATGCCCACAACTTATACAGGCTACCAAGCAGTGTAAAGAATGTGGGTGTATAATGTTACTTAAAGCAAAGTTGGAAAATGCAAGTTGTCCAATAGGTAAATGGGAAGCAATAGGATAAAGGAGAAAAAAAATGGCAGATGAAGAATTCACTAATATGGCTGATATTAATTCTTTGGAAGAATTCAGAGCGGCAGCAGGAGATCCAACACTTACAGAGGAAATGTTTCAACAGGCAAAGTCTAGTGCTAACCCTTTAAACGGAAAGCCAGTTCACGAAAGAGCACAGGCTATTGCATTTGTAGTTGATGATGAAGTTGTAGATATAATTTATACAGATGATAGACTTGCTGCAATGTTTATGAGCGATCCAACAGTAGTTGATATCACACACTTAGTGTCAGACCCACTGTTGCATCCAGCAGTAGGTTGGGCATATGATGCTGATACTAACACATTTATTGGACGAGATGGTGATGGAGAGCCAGTATCCATCCCTGTGTAATTAAGTATAAAAAATACCCCCAAGGCATATAGCCAAGGGGGATTTTTTATTCCTCTTTAAATTTTAATAGGGGAACTTTTTCATCCACTCTTTTGTTCTGGGTGTTATACCCTTCCAAGCAGACCAGTTTTCTCCACCCTTAGACATGTAGTATGCTATTTCAGCATTTTTTACTGGGTTAAACAAATCGGCATTATGGTCCAAATCAAATTTATCTCTTCTATCTGGGCCAAGGTTGTCTATCATGTTTATTTGAAACATCCCATAGGATGAGTCGCCAGTCTTATGGTTTCCATTAAATGCTAAAGGACGACCATTAGACTCTTTTTTGGCTATGGCCCAGGCCACAACCAAATCTTTTCCTTTAAATCCCACAAGGGATAAAAGTTCTTTTAGTTGAACATCTGTAAGATGTACTTTATTTTCATAACTTTCTAATTTTTTAGCCTTAGAAACAACTAATGCCGCTTTAGGGGCGGCAGCATTTATTTCAACAGGCTTAATTAGTAAATTATTTTTGCTAGTAGCGTTTGCCTTGTTTGCAAAAACAGCAGACACAACCACCAATAGCATTATCCCAAACCACACTTTTGTTTCTCTCATAGTTTTTACCTCCTAAGAAACGAATGAGACCGTTTTGGCCTCATAATCTAGTATAACACAATCTACTGACTAGTACAAGGCCAACCCCCTTGTTTTGAATTATAACGATTTAATAACAAAATACATGATTACTTATATGATATAATAAAAGAACTATGGCTACTTATAGAGGGCAAGGCGCATCCACATACGATATTGGTGAAAAACCACCATTTGTTAATTGGACTATTGTAAAGGGAGATACAGCATCCTTTATGGTTTATCTTACAGATGACTCAAAGCAGCCTTTAGTTATTCCTGATTGGGACATTGAGGTAGAATTTAAAAGACCAACTACTCCAGTTGATCCTCAAATAATTACAGATACTGCAACGTTAATTTTTTCAATTACCCCAGAGCAAGATTTATCAGATGACGATGGTGAATTTAAGGTTAACCTCACTGCCGCTCAAACCGCACAGTTAAGAACAAATGATATTTTTGATATTGAAATTCGTCTTCCACAAGACGTACTTGTTTGGACAGTTGCTCAAGGGAAGATTACTCTCCTTGAGGATGTTACAAACTAATGGCAACAGTTGCTATAAATAACAATACCCCAGTTTTTACAAAAGCCATTGAAAGAGTTTCTTTTCCAAATGTAGAAATTACCCAGCCAAGTCGTGGTATAAGTATAAACTCAGTACTGCCATTTAGAATAAGGTTTACAGCAATACAGGTGCCAAACTCTATTGGCAACATTCCCGCAATCCCTCTTCAGATCATAGGCCTATCTAACTATATACTTTAAAATACATGATATAATACAGACATGGCAAAATTATCAATTGCAAGCATCAAGTCTCTGTTCCAGACTGGAGACCGTCCAAGTCAAACAAACTATGAAGATTTGATTGACAGCACCTCTGCAAGATCAACAGATCTTGGTTCAGATGGAAACAACGAGTCCACAATCAATGGTATTGAGAACTCAACAATTTTTGATAACTTTTTGGCAAGCGAGTGGAGATCTGTAAAGTACATGATCTCAATTAAAAAGACTTCTGGTGGTGCAAATAAATATTGGGCCACAGAATTAACCATAGTCCCTGATGCTACAGATGTAAGCGTTAGTGAATATGGAACAGTAGACAACGATGGGAATATTGGCACCATCTCCGTGTCTAGAGCGGGAGACACAGTTTCACTAACTGTAGTTCCTGTAGGTGGGCAAACACCAATAACCCTACGCTATTTGCGTATTGGGTTAAAGGCCTAACTAAGGAGATATATAAATGGCAACAGTAACAAAAGATTTTAGAGTAAAGGCAGGACTGGTAGTTGAAGGATCAACTGCGACTGTCAACGGAAAAAATGTAGTAACCGCAGGCGTCGTTGACGCTAAAGGTGATTTGATTGTTGGTAGTGCAGACGATGCAGTTGCTCGTTTAGGCGTTGGCACAAATGGTCAAGTTCTTACAGCAAACTCAGGTGCAACATATGGCGTTGAGTGGTCAGCACCAGCAGCAGTTGGTGTATTCGATACACAAATTACCTTCGAAGGCTCAACAGCAAATGATTACGAAACAACTCTTACAGTAGTTGACCCAACAGCAGATCGTACAATTACACTTCCTAACGTATCAGGTACTGTAGTTACATCTGGTGATACTGGAACAGTTACAGCAACAATGCTTGCTTCAGACTCTGTAGAAACAGCAAAAATTAAAGATGCTAACGTAACAGAAGCAAAAC